ACCAAATACAAAATATTTATAAAAATCACTCCTACATAAGTGTGGCTTATCGTACCAAAACATTAAGGGAACAATAGGTATACCAAATTTTTCATTATTTTTTTCTATAATATTTAAATCAATTTTATGATTATAACCTTTATTTACTTTGAACATTTTAGTCAAATAATTTGTTGTCGATGATGATATGAAATTTATATAGTTAATATTATCATTATCATCCATTGTTCTAACTAATTTTCCCATATCAATTGGTTTAATAAATTCCCAATCATGTTGAACAACAAGCACATATTTAGTCGTAATTTGATCTAAAACAAATTTTAAATTTCTTGCGAATCCACAATGTTGTTTTCTTCGAATAATTCTATATAATGGTCCAGAATATGATTCTTTTAATTTATCTAAATAAATTTCATAATTATCTGCCATTTCTTGACTTATTTTACATACTTTACTGTTAACATCGTTATCATTATTCGTTATATTATATCCGTCACATACAATAATAATTTCGGTAATATCTACTGATGAAGTAAAATGTGAAAAACTATTAATAACTTGGTCAATAACTTGTGTCGAAGGATGAGACCGTATAGCGCTCGTTGTTACAATGATTGTTACTGACATAATCAATAATTACAAGATCATGTTATTGATAAACAAAAAATGTTACTAACTATAACATTCTATTAAACTATTCAATTTTATTTTTTTATTTTTTTATTTTTTTATTTTTTTATTTTTGATAGACATTATCACCAATAATCCAGGCATCTTTGTTGGTATAAAATGTATTCGTGATATCACGTTTTGCACCTTTATCTGTGATTCCATCATATTTTACATCACATGTTCCATTGTCTCTCAATGTCAACGAAACAGTCGCGTAGACTTCGTAAAAGATGACTCCCATGTTTTGCACATCAACTGTGGCAGTGAAATCAAAAGTCTTTGTTTCATTGACTTTGAAATCACTAAAATTATGCCAAATTTCATTAATACAAACTTTGCCTTTGTTTTGATGACGATTTTGTGGAACGATTTTGTTATCCGTCGTGCTTGCTGTAACTGACAAAGATGTTTGAAGTTTTTGTTGGACATCATTCGGAAGTTTGTCTGCAATAAGTGCTGTCGCACTAACTTTCCCAGAATCAGAAAATCTGCCAAGTATATCTTCATAATTTTTGATTGTAATTGGTCCGGAAACCTTTTCTTTAATGAATTTGAGAACATTCATTTTGAGACCGTCAGAGCCATCCTTGAATCGGTACATAATATTGTCGATATCTTTTGTTGAAATTGCATTTACTTTCGATTGCAATGCAGTCAATGCACTGTATTTACTTTCAGTAGTACTATATCTGTACAAAATCTCTGCAATGTCTTTTGACTCGATACCAGTAACCTTTGTCAACAATGAACCGAGTGCTTCGAGTTTTGCCTCATCTGAACTGAATCTGTCAACGAGTCCATCGACTTCAGATGATTTAATGACAGGAGTTGCCATACACAAAGTTTTGAGTGTAGCATTTTTTTCCGTATCCGTCTTCAGAGAATACAGAGTGTTAGAAATAACCTTTCCGTTCATTTTGTATTTGTTTTGATTGTCTCGAGATTAAGATTTAAATATGTTGCCAGTTAAACAAATAATGTTTTGATGGAGTTGTTAAAATCCAGTAATTAATAGAAAATACAACTATTTATCTTTTTCAATTTTTTATTTAAAATAAATATAAAAATATTAAAATCTGTAAATTTTATAAATTAATTTGACCATGAAAAATGCAATTTATCAGTACTCATACTAATTCCTACACCAAATAGTTTATTACGAGTCAAGTATTCATATGCGACATCACAATATTTGCAATCGTAATTGTATTGAAGTTTTTCATCTTTTGCGGCTTGGATTAAGTTATTTTCTAGTTCAGTAATGTATTTTTCAGTGAATAATTTGTCACACATTTTATTATACAATTCAAATAATTCTCTGTTATCATTTAGTAATTTATAATCAATATAAAAGTTAAGATATTCTTCTTTCTCTTTTTTAGGTTCTATATTATGTTTTGTGTACAAATTTTTTCTTCTAGTGTATGATTCCTTTAATTTTGGATACAGTGGTTTCAATAAATCGCACTCGAGTAAATAATTTACTAAATTTTTTTTAGACAATTCATTTTTTACTACAACAAAAATATACATTCCTGCATTGGAATCATAATCACCATCATTTTTATATAAATATTGATATTCGTAATCAACAATGTGATCAGTTGAAATTGATCCTTCGACTACAGTTATAGAAATTCGCAACACCATATTTTCGATTGTAATTTTAATATATTCATTAATACGTTTTTTTATTGTTTCATGACGTTCTTTAATCGTGTTTGATATTATATTATTAAGAGCATTACTATCTAATCTAGCAACATCTTTTTTATTTTCATCATACAGTTCACTTGAATTTATTTTTTCATCATATGCAGGTGGTCGTGATTCTTGATAGATTTTGTCTTTGGTGTGCTTGCTGTGTTTATCCTTTTTAAATAATGTATGAAAAAAATCCATTTTAATATTTTTTACTATATTTTAACATATTTGAACATGTTTAAATATATGTCAACAATATTTATAATTATTCAATTTTTATATTTTAATCTCTAAATAAATAAATTAATTTTGTCGTTGATTACCAAATTCTTATCTTCAATTTGGTCCATATATTCCATTCTTTTATCATAATCACTTATCATCAAGCACGAATATACGTTCTTTGTAACTTTTAGTTCGTTTTCCATATAGGAAGCTAACGTATCCCGTTGGAATCTTAAGGCATCATTATACATCGGTAAATCAACATATTTTATCTTTTTAATTTGTTCCACAATGACTTCGTCGGTTGCTTTCTTTGTTTTATTAATCATATCACGTACATCCATTAACATACTAACATTCTTTTTAAATTCATTATAATAACATATTTTGGTTCTATATGATGCCTTTTTATAGTAAAGTGCATAAATGTTAATATCGTACGCTATATCAAATTTACTCAAATCGGGTACAAATAAGTTTCTTTTAGAAAGTGTTTTAATAACATCATAAGTTACTTGCATACCAAAATCAATATATGTATTCACCATTTCTTGGCTTCTTATTTCTCTAATAACTGATTGCGGTATATCCATTTTTGTTTGAAGAATATCTTTAACTATTTCTAATGAGTTTGCAATTGTTGCATTAAGTAAACAAGTCTCATTCACTGTTCCAATGGAATCAAAAATTAATTTATATTTTGCATAAGATCCCTCGAGACATACATTTTCTAGATCATGTACAGTGATAGCATTGTTAGAAAATGATGATAGTAATGATACTAATTCATTATTTTTTGTTTTAACATCGTCATTTAATTCATTATATGACGGTATATTATATTTTTTTGCTAAGTCAAGTAAGCAGATTATATTTTTTTCTAACATGATAGTTAATTTATCGTTGTCAGTAGCACGTTTAGTGAAATACGATTGTAAGTAATTTTCTAAATCATTCAATTCTGTGATTAAATTGACAATAAGCTTTGTTTTAACATTTTCACAACACAGGTTATCTATTTTTCTAATAGTAGTGTCATTGTCAAGATCATCACTAATTGCATGTTCAACAACTTCTCTCCCGTGCATATATACTTTCCGTTGTTGTTTCTTTTTAGGAGAAAGTAAAGCGAATATTGGTTTAAAATCACTTAGATTATTTACTTTACTTTCCTTAATTCCTTTTTCCATATAATTTTTTAATACATTGAATTTAAACATTGGAATTAATGGGAACATCATAAGCAACAGTTCAATATTGAATTCGATTTCGAACATAACTGTAATCAATAGAAGTTTTAAATTGTTAATTGTATTTTCATAGGTAACATTGGGTCTTAGTACTTCGCACATAGCATTTGTTATAGGAGGAAGAGCATTTTTTTGTAAGACTCTTATCAAAAGTTCTACATTATTTTTAACATTATTTAAAACTAAACTAACTTCTTCTGGATTGATATCCGGCTTGTTTTTAAAATGTTCCTCAACATGTTTGTGTTTTGTATCAAAAAGGTAAAACATTGACTTGTCAGTGAATTGATACCCATTTGCAATTAATTTATCTATCCAATCAAATGTGACATGTGCTCCAAAAGAATATTTATCCGTTGTATTAGTATAAATAGTTATATTCATACGGTTTAATAATTTTTCCATGGAAGCTGGAGGAATATGATATCCCTTGTTAACAATCGATCTAATAAGAGACATATCCATCATCAATTTTGATTTATTTTTGTTGTCAAGTAAAAAAGTTAGTACTTCTTTAATTGTTTCATTTGATGTTGACGAATCAATAATCTTTGCAATTTCGTATGATGAAATATATATATTTTTCTTGAGTGCTTCCATTTAATTATAATTAATTCTATGTGGGTTATTTCAATGTAAATATATTGATTATATTATAAATTAAATTCTTGGTGTTTATGTTTCAAATTTTTCAATATTTTTAAAATAATAAATTAAATAACACAATTGGTCACTTTGCTTATTTTCGCAGAATCAAGTAAACCATTATCTTTGAGTACGTCAACAATATCTTGTTTAAATTGTTTGTATTTTTCTTCTGATTTAATAAATGCACTCATGACATCATTAAAAATTTTAGTTTTTTGTTCATCGAGCACAGAATCCATTTGATCTTTGGTGACTTCAGGATCGTTTAGATCTTCCAAAATATTTGAGACAATCGTACCGAACACATCGTCCAATGTTTCAGTTACTCCATTTTCAACACTAGTATTAATTTCTTCACTATTGGTATCAACCGTATCCTGTAAAAATTCTTTTTGTATTGCTTTAAGTTTACTAGAATCTGTGCTATCGGACAATATGATGTTACTAATAGATGTTTTCATAGAGGTAACTTTTTGTACGTAAACCATTGACTTATCAACTGCATTAAGTTTTTTTTGTAATTCAGTACCAAGTGTCATCAAATGTTTTGCTACAATCATTTGCTTTGTTTCCATCTGTTTTTGTGCTTGTTTGTATTGGTTCATCAAGTTTGAAAATTCACTAAGTTTTTTTGTTGCGTCAGAATTCATGATATAAATTTAAGATAATTAGATGTATTTAATCATTTTTAAATGGTAATCGACAATTAATCTATTTTTCAATTTTTATTAATATATAATTAATAAAAATTGAAAAATAATAGTGTGCCAGTAACAATAATTTAATTTAATTTAATTTGTTCTAAACTCAAAACTCAAATAAATACAAATGATTTTAAATTTTGACAACGTTTTACTATTTATCGAACCGAAAACGGATAAATCCAATGAACCTGTAGACGATGAAATGACATTATTTATCGAAAAATTACTTAATGATGCAATTGCTAATAAATCAAAAACAATGGGTGTCGTTCTACAAAATGGATCGTGGTATGAAGGAGTCAGTACTAAAGGATGGCACACGTGTCGTTGTAAACAAACAAGTTCTCCTCATAACTACGAAATTTATAAAGGAATTTATACAAACTCTTTGGCAGCGCATTATTTACGGTCACATAGAAATGAAATCCCAGAAGTGGAGCTACATAAAGTTAGGAATTTGATGCAAAAGGTATCGAATAATTTATGACTATTTATTGAACCCAAAAATAATAAATCAGATTATCCCATTGATGATGATATAACACTATTTGTCGATAAACTACTTGATAATACAATAAAAGACAATTCGAAAAAAGGTATTGTAATTCACGGAGTATTCACGATGGGATTAGCGATGGATCCTAGAAAATGTTATTGTGGTGAGCAGGGCCAATTATGTGATTATAAAATTTCTGAGGACATATTCATCAGTAATTTGGCTTCACATTATTTACGTTGGCACAGAGACGAGATTCCTGAAATAGAACTAAATAAAATAAGAAATTTGATGAAATAAAAATTATAAAAAATTGATATTTTTAAAAAATTGAAGTTTTGTTCGGAAAACCACAATTTATTTATTTATTCTTGGATCATAAATAAAAAATTGAAACATTAATATCGTGATAAATAATATTTGTATAATTAAATAATCATATACTACTTACTAAAAATGATTTTAAATTCACAAAATGTTTTATTATTTATTGAACCGAGAAACGGTAAATCGACTCAACCAGTTAATGACGATATAACTGTTTTCATTGAAACATTACTCAATACTGCAATGAACACAGATTCTAAAGCTGGAGCTATTCTAGGAAATGGTTCATTCGTGAAGGGATTAAGTACGATGGGAGTACACACATGCTGTTGTGGGAAATCTAGCGAATCGTGTGATTACGAAATACATACCGGTTACTTTACTAATAGTTTAGCCGCACATTATTTACGTTGGCATCGAAGTGAGGTCCCAGCAGAAGAATTAAATAAAGTGAGGTCATTGATGAGGATGTTGGATAGATAATGATTATTTATTTAATTTATTTAATAAAATTGAAAAATATTTTAGTTATAAAAATTACCATGTATTTCATATATTCCAAAAAAATACAAATCAAATATGATTAAACAAAATTCAAAACAAAATTCAAAGCAAAATTTAAATCAACGAAAATTCCTCGGATACTGTGCAAACGGTGATCTTAAAAATGCACAAGAATTATATAAAAAATCAAAAAGTGATACACCAATAGATATTAATTCAAACGATGATTTGGCTTTTGTATATAGTTGTCGATACGGACACACAAGTGTCGCGATGTGGTTATATGATATGTCAAAAGACAATAAAAATACGAGAATTAATTTGAAAGATTATATATTTTACCATTGTTGTATGAATGGTCATAAAGACACAGCCGAATGGTTATACACGACATCAAAACGTAAAGGAAATAAAAAAATTAATATATATAATTATAAAAATTTTATAGATACATTAGCAAATGGGTATGTACACATAGTAAATTGGTTATATAAATTATCAAAAATTGACAATAATAAAACTTTTGATAAAACATTTTTTAATTACGATGCTTTTTCTGATATTTATATGCGCAGTGGAAAAAGTGCCAAATTAGCCATGGAGTGGTTATATTTAACATCATTCACAAGCGGGAATGAACCAATAAATATCCGACAAGATAATGATTCTCTATTTAAACTATGTTGCAATTATCGACGAAAAGAGGAGGCAGAATGGTTATTAACATTATGTTCTGATTACTCGATTGACAATCGTTGCAATCAAATGGTTCCTGTTATATTGAGTATACAATTAAAAATCAAAGACTATTTACTTTCAAATGACAAAATACATGAATTGTACCAAGATGCGACGACTGAAATAAAAGAAGATGATCCGTGTATGATATGTTTATCCGAAGAAGAGACACATTGGATCAAACTAGATTGCAACCATTCGATGTGTATCAATTGTTATACATTACTCGATAATTGTCCCTACAAATGTAAAAATGGGCATATGACTTCTGTTAGATATTTATTAGTTGAATCACAATGCTAAATATAATTTATAAAAAAATTGAAAAATATTGTATTGCAAAAATTATCTAAATAATAATTAATTTATTTATAATAACTAAAATAACTAAAATAACTAAAATGACTGAACGTGAAAAATATTTAGATGATTTGAAAGTTCTTCCAATTGGATCAGAATTAATTGGTCAATACTGTGATTACACTTACTCAATTAAAAGACAGAAGATGGGACACTTGTGTGGATATGTAATTCTTCCTGATGGAGTTGTTATTGATCAAAGTAATGAAAATAATTATAACGTACATGGAGGAATAACTTATAACGATGGAAAAAAGATTGGATTCGATGCCGCACATTATGACGATTGGAACAGTATCATCACAATGGAGGGAAGTACTTACAAAGATGTTAATTTTATGAAAAATGAAATAGTGAAATTAATTGATCAAATTGAAGAGAAAAAATTACCTGTAGGTATAAATGTATGATACAATAATATCAAAATTTTAAAAAATACAAAAGCATAAAAAAATATGTTTAATTTCGACCGAAAATACCACGCCCTGTTGTTACGGTTGTAGTTGTTGTTTTGTGAACATTGGGAGCAAGAATAGGATGCGGTGTTGTTACTGAAGTTACAGTTGTTTCTTTTACATTAGGGGCTAAAATTGGATGAGGTGTTGTAGTCTTAACAACAACAACATCTGGTTGATTGTGATGTCCATGATGATGCCCATGTTGTGGTGTAACAACAACAGGTTGTACAACAACAACAGATGGTGCGGGTACAACATGTGGCGCGGTCACAACCGTTGTTTGATGAACATTAGGTGCGAGAATTGGATGTGGTGTAGTTGTTTGAACAACAACAGTTTCTGTCTTTTTAAGATTAGGAGCCAAAATTGGATGAGGTGTAGTTGTTTTAGTTACTACAGTTGTATTAGTTCTATTTCTGAACATTTATGATATAAGTGTACGGTCAATCTATGGGATTCTTTAATTTATAGGTATAAACTAGGTATTTATCATTTCAATTTTTCTTATTTATATTGATAAAAAAAACTGAAATTTTAAACTGTTGGAAGTCATGATAATATTTTTTATCATAATATCATAATATCATAAATCGAAACCCTACAATCAAAAACCCGAAAAATTAAGATGATCAAGTCTGTATGTTTATTGATTGCGTTTTGCATGCTTTCTGGATTTGTTTCTGCGCAAATTCCAATTCCAAATGTCGCCTTGATTCTCAGAGGAAATGATTACAAAAACAATACATTTGCTTTGTATGTTACTTTGACTACTCTCAAACTTGGTGATGCCGGAATCATTCTCAGTCCTCTTCAATTCTGCGATGTCATTCCAGGTAAATTGACTCGTTTCCAAACTCAAAACAAATACTTCGCGCAACTGGGTTATGAGCAAGAAACTTTTGAACTTGCCGGAGATTGGAGCACCGTGTTTGAATCTGGAAACATTTTCACTCTCGATCTTTCTAACAATCTCACCGCCTGGAGCAATTTGCTCGTTGCTGACAGACACATTGCACACAAATGGAACAAAACTCTTGATGCTCTTGTTGGTGATCAAACAACTTTCAAACGTTCTATGGGATTCGACTCTATTGCTTTGAACAATGAAACTCTTCAGTTCTGGGACAGCTACAGCATCGGTAACCTCTTTACTTTCCTCGCCGGTACTTACCAAAACTGGCCACAAAGGATTTACAACACTCTTGTTGTGCTGTTTTATTGTTCTAACAACCCAACTGTTACTGCTTGCGCCAGTTTCCAATTCGTTCAGGGAGCCACTGATATTCTTCTTCAACTTAAGACCGTCGAAAGAAATCTTCACCAGCAATGCGAAGTCATTCCTTGCCATGGAGCAGATCCTCTGCCCTACACCGGCTATTACAACTCAGCACTGTGCTATTAATTTTATTTATTAATTAGATTAGATCAGATTAGATAGACAAATTAGTTAGTTAGTTTAGTTTAAATTATAAATAAATTATGTCGGTTGGTTAACATGCATACTTATGACATTCAACTTATCATAATCATTAAAGGACTTATCATTAACAACACGATCTAGACATTTCATAAATGCATCCTTTTCTTGAATGAGTTTTTCAGATTGTTCTAGATTATCATTTTGTGTTCCAGAACAGTTTGCAATTTCTCTCATGATTTCAATAGACTTTTTAAATTTACCAGAGGTGACAAAACTACCAGAGGTGACAAAACTACCAGAGGTGACAAAACTACCATCTTTTGCATCTTCTGAGAGAATCAATTGAATTTGTTGGATCTTTTCATAGTCCGATGTTTCTTTGCAAAATATGATATCATTGATTCTTTCTTTAATTTTTTCTATTGTCTGCATTGTAATCTGAACTTCTTGATTTCCACACAAATCACGCAATTTTTGTAAATGTTCTACTAACATATCAATCGTATTGTTACGTCTCTCAACACGTTCACCCAACATTGTGATACCTTGTTTGAATCGTTTGGCACTAGCTTCCAGTTCTTTTGTATTTTTTTCTATAGTACTATCCATTATATTTGTTGGAAAAAAACACAAAGATATTTATTAAACTACAAGATTTTCGTAGAATATGTTATTTTATGGTTGTATTTTATAAGAAAACAACAGTCACTCAATTATTTCAATTTTTACCAATAGTGACCGATAAGCTCATGTTTTGACCTGTTCAACAACATATTTATCGACATGTTATTTTCAAATTTTATTTATCCCATGTAAATATAATGTCGTCTTTTTCTCGTTTAACATCAATATCATTAAATATTTTATTATACTTGATATAATCGAATAAAAATTTTGGGAATTCAGTTTTTAGAATATATGTTGTTGCACCGTACTCAGCGACTTTTAACATATCATCATTTATTGATTTTACCTGTTTTTCTGTTAAAATCTTTTTACAAACTTTCTCATATTCCTGTTTTAATACATCGTTTTGAAAAAGATCTTTACAATCAAAATATACAACAATGTGTCCATACGACTTCATATTTGATAAATTCATTTTATCACATATATTTTTTAGTAAAGTTGTTAAAGTCAATTTAATCGTTTCATCTTTTACGATAATTTTGAATAAACATGCAATTTCAAATCCAAAATGTCCTTTATTAGTAATAAAATTTATCTCATACTGTTTATCAATATTATTATTAACAGTTATGTCAATAACCAATTGAGTCATTTTATTTTCTAATGTTTTTTGAACCATTGTAGTAAATTTATCTTGGAACTCAACAAATGTATTAGATGGAGCCGATGAAATTTTTTTGA